ATCGCGTCTTACTTGTGCTTCGCCTATAGTAGTAAGAGGTTTAGCGAATCCATTTATTTGCTTGTCTTTTAAAAAATTATTAAAACTATTAGATCCTATTATTTCACATTTCTCCATACGCTCAGCATATTCTTTCCATAATTCAGGGAATTGCTCACGAACATTAATAGTTACATAATCCAAATCGCTCATTGTACTCTTAACCTATAAAACACTAAGTCACTTTCTTTTTTAAAATATACATCGTATCTATACGGCAATTTGTAATCACTCCAATTAGAGTTTCTTTCAATAACATATATTTTTATAGCGGGGTATCTTTCAACAAATTTGTGATGTTCTTCATAATCAAAGTTTTCTGGACTTATTCTAGTTTTATAGGGCCAAGCTTTTTTACTAAGTTGTCTCATTTTACTAAACCTAAAACAGTTTGATAATGTTCCCAAGCTTTTTGTAAGCTGGGATTGTTTTTTCTTAACCACTCTTCTTCTTGCATCTTATAAAGATCAACTGACAGTTTTTCTAATCCTGCCCGGTCAAATGTGATCTCAACCGTGCTGTGTTCTCTAGAACGATAATAACTGTCAATACTAGTGTCACAATATCTTGCACTGTAGTCATATCGTACTCCTCTATTGACATGTGCTTCTTGTATATCGTATTTCTGTAAGGGTCTAAGTATACTTTCCCTACTGATATCAATTTGGTGAGAACCATTTATTTGTTTTTCGTAGCTAGTAATTGCCATTAACTCCACCTCAAAATAAACCATTCATAATCTTTTGACTCTTGAAACACTATTCTATTATCGTACCAACGAACTTCACCTAGTTTATTTGTTTCAATCCATTCTTTAACTTCATCTAACTGTTGATATGAAACACTAGTACCATGCCATCCTGTCATTATACACAAATTGTATAACAGTTCTTGATCCATTGAGTGCTTTATGTTTTTAGCAAGTTCGGTAATAATTTCATCATGTGCGTCTTGTGTCAACTGATGATTTAGTTGCATAGTCATTAATACCCAGCCTCTTTCAACAAATCTTTTACTTGCTTTACTGAATCTTTATTACGCAAAAACTTTATTGCCCATTGCTCAGGATTGATATAATCAAATATCATTTGTTGTAAACCACCATCTAAACTTTCAATAAACTCAATACCTGAACGACTTTGAAATAACATCCATGGTGAAATCTTACCAAGAGTGATTTTATAACATATACGATTTTTACTACCAAAGCGTAAATAATCACTGGCTTTTATATTGTCAATTTCTGCTAAGTTAATAGTAGTTTCAATGCTTCTGGCAATAGCATCAAGAGGGTCTTCTTCTTTAAGATAATAGATCAAATACTTGTTGTATACTTGATCACTAGTCCAACTATCAACAGAAATCTTATTGTCTAGTAACCAATCCAAGTATCTAGCAATATTGATAGCATTGATATCAACACAGTAGTTTCCAAACTTTACGAACGCAATGTAATATGCGCTTTTTACAAAGTCTAAATATGTTTTAGGTTTTCTAGCATTTGTATTCTTTTGATAAAAGGTTAACCAACACTGAAATGCTATTCTGTTTCCAGCATTGTCCTTCTCACTAACACGGCGCTTTGTTTCGCACATGTGTTTGAACATAGTTTGTTCGCGCTGAAACTCTTTATTACAAAAGTCACAAACAAAACGATCAGTTGCCTGAATCTCTTTCATGTTGGTTAATATCATTGTCAGTTACGATTGTGCTCAATAGTTCAATTTCGTCTAGTTTTAGTGTAGGATAAATTTTAGCCAACGCTACCTTTTTCTTTTGAACAGCCACAAACTCTTTAGATACTTCTTCGATGTCTTCAGAGTTAGCTTTTGGATATATTTTTTGATAGTATTCTTTTATGTCACTTAGTTTTGCATTTTCTTTTAATAGTGCAACCTTTTCACTTATCTTGGGTATCCATTTGTGATATACTTTGCCAACTTTCGGACTAGCAGCACACAACATTAACCATTGCAACTTAGCATGATCATGCTCTTTTGATGCAATCATGTGATCGACTAAGTGCATATTAGCATGATACTGGACACTTTGCAAATAATAAGATTGCAAATCTTTACTACCTTGCAAGCCACTTACCCATTGAATAAGTTGATACGGTATAATCTTTTTCTGTTGATCAGGCGTTAGTCGATCATAGTAATCATAATCCTTATTGTCAATAGCTGCTAGAACTTCAAATAAGTTTATATCATTCTTTTCTAGTGTATCTTCTTTAAGTTCTTTGGGTTTCTTAGCAGCCATTAGAAAATCTTCCCATAGTCAACTATTTCACAGTTTCTACTAATTTCTTTAACAAAGTATAAGCACCTAGGCTTTTCGCCATCATCAATAGGTACACATAAAAATTGTCCGTTTCTTAGTCTAGGAGAGTACCAAGTTACATCTTGATAAATGTCTACGATTTCTATTGGAAGAAAATCGGGAGCATAAGAAGTAAGTGGATTAAATTGATATGCATTAAATCCTCTGTCGTTTACACTAGACAGGGGAAGTGTTTCCAAGTCTCCGTGTTCTGCTTCTCCTATTAGGATTTGCCAATCTACTGGCATCTTAATTCTTTTTCCGCCTACTTGCAAAACAACAGCAGGAGAATTAAATGACTCTAAAAATATCAAGGGTATAAAATGAAAGTCTGGATTGTTTGGATTAGAATTATCTAAAATTGAAAACTGTAATTCATCAATCTCTTCGGGTAAAGATTCTAAATTGTAATAAGTGTTTGTATCTAAGTTTAATATTCTCATATAGCTATTATACTCTAGTAGTCAAGTTTTTCTATCGAAAAAGGGTAGTTTGCTTCTCTATAAAAGCTTTTTCTTTGAGTAAGATGCCGCTTAGCAAACTTACAATCGCTGGTTATATCCCAAATTTCAGCATGATCTTTGTCTTTGGCTATCCTAAGACTTCTACCGATACTTTGAATTACTCGTACAAACGATTTGCCTGGTTCTAAAAGTACCAAGTTAAAAATGCGAGGAATGTTAATTCCAACAGCGGCAACGCCATAGGTTGCAATGACCACACAATTATCATTTGTTCTAATTTCGTCATACTCTTCTTTCCTGTCTGTTAATTTCATTTCTCCGGATACAAACACTGCTCCGGGCAACCTGTCTACTAATTCTTTTCCAGAACTGATTCTATCAACTAGTACTAATGTATTACCAGTGTCTTTGATTTTATCAATTAACTTGGCTATAGTATCTAGTCTGTGCTGATCAGTAGTTAAAAATTTTAATTCGCTTTGATAGTCTTTATATTCCTTTTGATCCTTTAGCTGAACAATGTTTACATGACACTTTGCAAGAACGCCCTGTTCTTGTAATTCACTAGCAGCAAGCTTGCCAACTACTGGACCTAGTGACACTAGCAAAGCTAACTTGTCAAAATCTGATTTTGGAATAGTACCAGTTAAGCCCCAGCGGATAGGCACTTGTGATAACACGCCCGTTAATAGTGTTTTTAGTGCTTCAGCTTTTGCTTGGTGCACTTCGTCAACAATCACACATACCACACCTTCAATAAAGTCATTGATAGTAAAATCGGCTTCACCTGACTGTGTTAGCTTTAACAAGTTGTTTAATGATTGCCAAGTACAGATCGTATGTGTTTTGTTTAGTTCTTTTCTGTCCCCAAAATAAACACCAGCATCTAGTCCCAAGTTAATATAATCTTCTTCTGTTTGTACTACCAATGATTTGTTCGGTACAATTACTATTGATCTACCATACTTTTCTACGGACAATGACAATGCTGCCGTAACAATAGTTTTACCTGCACCAGTAGCGGCTTCTTGTAACGATTGTGGATTAGCTAAAAAGTTATTAACAACAGCTACTTGATAATCACGAAATAAAATTGGTTTACCTTCCATAACATGACCTTTAGGCCAAGTTTTATGTGCAAAGGTATCTTCTTTAATTTGTTGAAAATCAAATGTAGTTCTATAAGTTCTTAAATCTTCTAGCTCAATGTCGTAATCATAATTATCAATAATGGGTATAATTTGTTCAAGCAAATTAATGTGTGTGGCGCCGCCCAATGAAAAGTAACTTATCTTGCCGTTCCATCTACCTAATCGGACACTCGGTAAATACCTAGCGCCGGGTTTTTCTACCTCAAACTTTTTCATCAAAGCTTTACGAGCATCAAGCTCTAAGCCCTGCACTTTACAGTTAACTTCATCGGTAATAATTATCTTTGCTGTTTTCATTGTACCTCAATT